ACCACAGCCCCCACCGCAGGTACGGAACTGGTCCGGTACCCAGCTCGCCGTGCTTCATTTGCCCAATCCCACGCATCGCCCCAAACGGAGCCAAGGAGATCAGGCCGCATCTGCGCGGCGAACCACGTACATTGACCATAGGGAAAGAAGTTTTGCCCTGCGGCCTGGGTAGGATGTGTTGTCTTGAGCAATAGACCCAAACTCAACAGCACCACTAGCAGCACGCGCCGCATTTGCCCACAATCTAGTCAGGAACCACCTGAAAGGCGATGGCGTCTACATTGGGGTCCCAATTGGCGTGCATCGCATTGTGGAACGCATTCAGTGTATATTCATCGCTGCCACCATCGTAGTTGCGGTAAGAATCCGCAATCTTCACAAATGGAGTGCCGTTTGTGAAGTACAACGATTCCACCACCACAAAATGTCCATAGTTCTGGCCTGGCCACAGCACAGCGGCATCAATGTCGGACTGCCTGGTCAAAGGTGGCGTCGTCATTGATGACACCATTGCCATTCAAGAACTTGACGTGGCAGTTGGTCATCTTTGCCGCGACATTGATGGCTTCTTGCACTTCAGTGAAAGTTGCAGGAAGTCCCACGCCGCCACTATAGGCCACACCCTTGACCTGGCTGTAGATGTCATAGGCTGAGACGTACTTCCCCTTGGCATCAAAACTCTCAGCCACACAAAAGGCCCAACACAAGTCTGTTGGTCCCTGCCTCAGTTCTGGAACATTCATCCTTTAGGTCCTGTTTCGAGGTTCGTAGACTTCTCTACCGTAGTACCGCTTTTGCTGTAACACGATATAGCGGCTGCCAAAGAGATGTTCAAACATCGGCATGATGTCTGCGATAGGAACCAAGAAGTCATCGCCCACGTCGTTGCGGAGAGTCACAAACAAGGCACCATTATCACTTCGTTCAGTGCCTACAATGGACATGACACCCTTGACCTGTTTGGCCGGTCCAACACTAATCTTTTCTTGCAACAGTCCCACCATCAATCCTCACTTCACTCACCGCGTCACCGTCTTGCAGTTCTAGGAGCGTTTGTTTCCGAGACCGGAAGCCGATGGTATTATCTTTATTCTTCAACGGCTCAGGGTGTTCTAGTCTGTCAAAGCACTCTGGGCAAACCCCCATCAAATGGGCATTGAGAAAGAGGGGAATAAACGGATGCTTTTCAAAACTACGATGACGTTCACAAAGATTACACGTATAGTATTGCGGCAGCCCTGACATCAGTGAGTACACCGCCTTCAGGACTTCTTCATTCATTATTCGGTGTTATCCTTTACGGTTGGCGTTTGAAAGAGGTTGATGAGACCGATTTGGTCAGCTTGAATGCGACGGATGGCTTCTTGAGCTTTTTTCCGTTGCGCCGACGTAGCCTGGTTCTTCGGCGTGCTATTCTGACCGGCAGTGCGGCTCTTGGCCTGCTGGGCATTGGCCTTGGGATTCTGGACCGATCCAGCCTTCGGCGCGGTGCCCTGTGGGTTCTCCGCAGCCGCGCCGAGGTTCCCCGAACCTTCACCGGCTCCCTGCCCACTATTGGTAGGGTACATCGTCGCCATAGACTGCAATTCAGTTTCAATCTGGGCTTCTTCGGCGTCGGATTCGTCATCCGTCATCCCGAATTCCCGCTGGCGGATGGTTTTGCGGCTGATGACTCCCATCGCCAGGTAGTTCTGATCCCGCATTGACATGCGGAAACTGCCATCGGCGTAACGCCAGTCAGTGTGGACCGTGGTGCGGGGCCAGATAATCCGGTAGTTGACTTTCTTGGGATCAAGCCCCTTTGCCCACAGCGCCCTATCAATCACAGTGCGAAGCGCGACTTCCAAAGCACGTTGCACCCTAGTAGAGATGAATTTCGCTTCGGCAATGTCCTGGGGCGTCATGTCAGATTGTGAGTTATCCGAAACGCCGACTACTGACGCTGGAACCAGAGTGAACATCTTTTGACGAATGTACTTGATGTCAGTAATGTTGCCCAAGCCATTGATGCTGGGGTCCACAAGACTGATATTGTCTCGCTTCTCATAGAGTTTATTGTCTGGTCCGGTGGTGTAGCCGCTGCTGATGAAGTAATCTTCATCCGGTGTCATCGGCGCTTTGGTTTTCTGACCACCCATGGTGTTCTTAGTGGTGATGGCCTGGATGAAGCCCCGCATCGCCGTCGTCGCGTCTTGTGTCGTCTTACCCGTCATATCCCGCTGCCAGATGATGCGCGGGTAAGCGCGGGTGGTGCGGGCCAAGACCATTCCCTGTTCCAGCCAGGTGAGTTTCTTCCAGTCGGCGCGGATGCCGTCAAGGACACCAGCCCGCGAATAGGACTTCTTCAGCGTCGGGAATAACTTGAGATGGACCATCGCATAGGGGTCCCAGCCGGCGATAACCTTCCCCGCGTCATTGCGCTGTTGGTAGGCCGTTGGGTTGCCGTCTTTGTCGCGTCCCAGGACGATGCGCCCCTTGGCGTCGCGGTTGGCGTACATCTCATTGATGTTGTGGGGCTGGATGCCAGTGATGCTATCCTGTGTCCAGAGCAGTTCTACGAATTCATCACCGTACTTGAGCATATCGCGGCAGATTTCCGGCAAGTGATCCCGAATCGCCGTGTCTTGGAGCACCTGGGTGATGACTTCTTTGGCACCGCGCTTTCCGTAGGAAGGAAGTGCTACTTTGAAGCACCGCGCTTCTTGCAGAGTGTCGGTGCCATCTTCAGTGCTTTCTTCAAAGTCAAGACTTTGGCTGACCAGATGCTCCAACACCATAGCGATGTCGCCGGTGTCCATGGCGTCGAAGTCCAAGTACCGGGTACGGCGCTGTGAATCCGTGGCCCAATTGGAGTCCCACTCCCGTTGAATCGAATCCAAGGTGTGGGCGTCAACCAGGCCATCCGTGGCAACCGCCTGAGTCTGTGTTGTTTGGCGATTGAACAGGTTTCTGACGGAAGAAGCAATCTGCTCCGCGATATTCATATTTAGCCGTTCTTAGACGAGATAACTTGCCAGATCAAGTTCATCGTCGCCGTCAAGATCATTCCAGGGGTTGGTGACTGGATGGTACGGATTTCCTTGGTGCTTCTTGATGTCGTAGTGTTGCTTCGCACCGACGATGCGTGGGCCGTAGGGACCGTATTGCACCACTAGGAGATCAGAGTCAGGGTGCTCAAGGCTTACCGTTTCGTGGGTAGTGATTCGTTCCGCCAGTTCCACGGCGAGACAGAAGCCAAACACGTAGTCAGTTTGGAGCCGCTTATCATTCCAGTCATAGAAAGTAAGTTGCTTGACTAAATCTTGGATGTGCGGAAACAGCACACGACGTTCCTGCATCGCGGTGAGGGTGCGAAGGATCAGGTTCTCTTTGTCCTTACCGGCACCAGCGAGGTTATAGCCATCAATAGACAGTTCTGGGCCGCGCTTTTGCAGTTCTTCCAGTACAACGTCACCAAGCCCGGTGGAGTCCACAAGAATAGGAGCATTCCCATACTCTCGTGATTGCTTCAGGATCAAGTTATAGACCCGTTCCCACGTCGTCTTAGTCAGCGTGTCACACGCCACCAGTTGATGCGCTTCACGACCTTCCCCAACCCGCAGCACCACCACCACTGTCAAGTCCTTTTTGCGGGCCAGGTCAGCACCAACCACGTAGCGCGGTGTAGGTCCAGTGATAGGGATTTGGCGCGTGGCGGCGTAGCCGTCTACGGTATCGACATACTCCACCGTGTTGCCGTAGCGAATCGGCAAGAGCCGCGTGTATTCTTGGTCCTGGTAGCAGCCCTGGATAATGGGAATGGGGAATACATTCTTGAAGTCTGCGAACTTGCCTTCAATGTTTTGCAGCCGGTGATCTTCCGGCATATACTTTTCGCTGCGCTTTACCGCATTATAATCGAAGTTGTACTGCCCCGTATAGGGGTTCTTGTTCTCGTAAACCGGTCCGGAACGGGAATAGAAATGGGTATCGGTGCCTTGACCCATCAGCCAGAAGTTGTAGAACCAGTTCTTCCCATTAGGGGAAGAAATCATGTCTAGTTCGCCACCTTCGTCAAAAAGCCGTGCTCTCAGCACTTGGTTGAGGATTTCAGCGCCGTCAGCGTCAAAGGCAGCTTCATCATAGTTGCAGAAGTTGAAGGACTTGCCTAGGAGATACTTGGCCTTCTTCGCCGTAGACCGCGCCCAAACCTCACTGACAATCCGATCCTGTCCTTTCTTCGCGTTGGAAAGTTCGATGCAGGGGAAGGGAGCACCAACAGACTTGACGATGAAGTTCTTGAAGCGGGGAGAGTTGGAGGCAAAGGAAAGGGCATAGTTCCAAGACAGCATTGCCTGGTCAAGTGACATTGCAATATTGATGGCACGGTAGGGCCGGATGCGGTGGAATTGGTCATACTTATAGGTCTCGTTGCGGATTTGATAGAAAGCTCGGTGGAGCAACTTGACCCCGGCGACGTGACTCTTGCCCCAACGGTTGGAACAGGCTAGGGCTGACTCCATGGCTTCGGGTCGGAGGGTGCCGTCATCCAACTCACGCCGCAGCCATTTCTGCTGACCGGGATGGAGGACGATGCCGAGAAAATCCTCAGAGAAGGCGGCAACATCATCGTGGCCCCGTTCCAGACACTCTTGGATGGTTCTGCGGAGGGTCTGATTTGGTGCTTTGCCAGCGGCTACAAGGCTCTTGACGCTCAACTATTCCGGTTCAGGAGATGCCGGCAGTTCCGGCCAGTCGATTTCTTCATAGTCGCCTTCTTCGGCGTCCTGGGGGGGTGCGGTTTCCGCACTCGGAACCGGGTCCTCGGTTTCCTCTACTGTCTCGGTTTCTACGGTGAGGCGCTTTCGCGTGCTGCTGCGCTTCCGGCCCCGCCGCTGCGCCGCATCCAACTTCTGATACTCTGTCCAACCCTGCACCGCAATGTCGGAGCGGTCATCACCTTCAGAGAGTTGCATCCAAGCCTGGATGGCCTTGATGATGTCCATACCCTTGATATTCTCAGGGTGGGCTACCAACTGTTCCAAGCCGATCTGGATAAAGGAGCGGAGAAACTTCTTGATGTCAATGGGGATGACTAGAGAGCCGTCAGCGTAATAGACATCCCCATCCTTGACCATATAGCCGTCTTTGCCGCGCATTACGCGCTTCTTCAGCCGGGTGATATAGTTGGGATAGATTGTTTTGTCGGGATATTTGTCATTGATGGCCTGTACTAACAAGGTTTGCTTGTCAATAATGCGGCCATCAAAGTCTACAACGCCTTTGTGGATGAACTCATAGAGCACTTCAATAGCAGGATGATCTTCAATCCGCGAGTATTCCGCAACGGCACTGTTAGCCGGAACGATGGATAGATCAGTCATTGGTTATGCATCTGTTCGTCGTGAAGAATGTCTGGGTTGGACAGGTATTCTTCGTAAGAGATGGGGAGGTAATCAATGCCACGCTTCCGGTACCGGAGCAGCCTAATCCGCCGAGAACGTTCTTTGGTAATCAAGAACTGAAGCCAAGGCGGGTAGTGACCAGTATCATCCCGCAGCGGCGCGTATTCTCCATAGCACTTCTGACAGAAATCGTCAGGAACGAAGCGGCGCTTATTGAAGAATAAGGCCACTTGACAATAGGCACAGGCATAGGAAATCTCGTCAAGATTGCCAGTGACGGTGTGATAGCCAGGAGCAGCAGGGTACTCAGACAAGTGGCGATTTCCTAACAGCGAATTCTTCTTCTCTGCCGGTACAGCATTACTAATACTGTTATGCCACCACATCCACGGTCTGGGGTTGGTAAATCGGTGCTGTGCTGCGTCACTCATTGTTCTGATTTACAGGTTTCGGCACGATAAGAACACTATCCTTATGTGGTCTGACTCCGCAGTGGTTGTCTTTGTTCCTGCTTTCAGTACAAAAGCCAGTCCTCATACATTTGATGACGATGTGATTTCGCATAAAGGGCAATGCCTTGATGGTGCGATTACGGATCATTGCAAAGAGTTTGCGTATCTCAAGTTGAGCCAGAGAGCAAAGTCTGTCACTAGAAATGACTATCAGGGCATTGAGATTCGCGGTAAGGATAAGATTGGTTGCCGTGGCGTTGGGAAGAACAAACCTAGCATCTTCGTCAGGAATGCCAAGGGCTTGAAGTTGCTTATAAGCTTCTTTAGCATACTCCATTGCCGTGTCATATAAAGAATTGGCCTGAACGTCCCTCTGGATGGTCGTAGGTACCACCATCGCCGCTTTGTCCATGGAACAATATCGCTGACTTTGCTGCTCAAACGAGACCCCACTATGATGGCGCACAAACTGATGGGAACAGGTTCGGGAGATGCC